AAAAGACTGGATACAGACTTATGTTGATGGTTTGAAGCTCCTTGGGTTGAAATATGAGGAAAGAACTGAGCCTTGGAACGGCGCATGTGGTGTTTTCCACCCCATGTTGACTGAATCTGTGGTCAGATTCCAGTCTGAAGGCATGATGGAGACGTTTCCAGCCGCTGGACCCGTCAAAACACAGATTATTGGCAAGGATACGCCTGAAAAAGAGGACGCAGCAGCCCGCGTCAAGGCAGATATGAACTATCAGCTCACTGAAGTGATGCCTGAGTACCGTCCAGAGCATGAAAAACTGCTTTGGAACCTCCCATTAGCTGGTTCAGCGTTCAAGAAAGTCTATTATGACCCCAGTAAAGGTCGACAAGTCGCTATGTTCGTTCCTGCTGAAGATATTGTTGTTCCTTACGGTGCATCTAGCCTATCTTCTGCTGATCGCGTCACTCATGTCATGCGTCGTACGAAGAATGAGTTGATGAAATTGATGGTGGCAGGGTTCTATAGAGACGTAGATTTGGGTGAACCCTCACATGAGTTAGACGATATCGAGAGACAGAAAGCCCAAGAGCAGGGCATGTCAGCGATTCAGGATGATAGATATCGCATCCTTGAGATGCAGGTCAACTTGGACCTCAATGGGTATGAACATGTAGACAAAAAAGGTATTCCCACAGGCATTCATTTGCCGTATATTGTAAGTATTGAGAAAGGTACCTCAAAAGTATTGTCAATCAGACGGAACTGGTACCAAGACGATCCACTTCACATTAAGAGGGACCACTTTGTACACTACCAATACATACCAGGATTTGGGTTTTATGGGTACGGTCTTATCCATCTTATCGGTGGGTACGCTAAGTCTGCTACTATGCTTATCCGTCAGTTGGTTGACGCTGGAACTCTATCAAATCTGCCGGGTGGTCTTAAATCGCGTGGGCTGCGTGTTAAAGGCGATGACACACCGATAGCTCCCGGAGAGTTCAGAGACGTTGACGTCCCCAGTGGTTCGATCAGGGACAACATCCTGCCACTACCTTACAAAGAACCAAGCCAAGTACTCTTTGCTTTGTTTGAGAACATTGTTCAAGAGGGCAAAGCGTTTGCTTCATCTGGAGACATGTCTGTATCGGATATGTCTGCACAGACTCCCGTGGGCACAACACTTGCAATCCTAGAGAGAACACTGAAAGTGATGGGTGCGGTGCAAGCCCGTATTCACTATGCGATGAAGATAGAGTTTAAGTTACTCAAGAACATCATTGCAGATTACACACCAGCTCGTTACAACTACGACCCAGAAGAGGGTGATAGAAAAGCCAAGCGCAGTGACTATGACATGGTGGAGGTAATCCCTGTCAGTGATCCGAACGCCGCGACAATGGCTCAGAAGATTGTGACGTATCAGGCTGTGTTGCAGTTGTCGCAGCAGGCGCCGCAGCTCTATGACTTGCCACTCTTACATCGTCAGATGATTGAGGTCTTGGGTGTGAAGAATGCAGCCAAGCTTGTACCGACAGAGGACGACGAGGTACCAGTCGATCCAGTGCAAGAGAACCAGAACATGCTTACCATGAAAAAGCCTGTCAAGGCATTCATTGAGCAGAACCATCAGGCTCACATCGCAGCACACAACGCGATGATACAGAACCCAGCGATCATGCAGGCATTGCAGCAGAACCCAATGGCGCAACAGATCATGGCAGGGTTCCAAGCACACATTGCAGAACACATGGGCATGATGTATCGCGTACAGATCCAAGGCATGATTGGTATGCAGCTGCCTGACCCAGATGATGACGACGATAGCAAACAAATGACGCCAGAAATGGCAAGCCAAGTGGCTGTGATGATCGCACAAGCAAGCGGTCAAATCACTCAACAAGCTCAACAACAAGCTGCGCAAGCCGCAGCACAACAGAAGATGCAGGACCCCATCGTGCAGATGCAGATGCAAGAGTTGCAGCTCAAGCAACAAGACCTCCAGCTCAAGGCGCAGAAACAGCAGACAGAAGCACAGGCCAAGATGCAGCAGTTGCAGATTGAGCAAGCACGCATCGAGTCGCAGAAAGAGATCGCAGCCATGCAGGTTGCGGCCAACGCAGCGGCGCAGAAGGACAAGACCAAGAAACAGCATGAGCTTGAGAGCACACGCCTAGGTGTTGACATCGCCAAACATAGAGCTGAGATGCGTCACAGCCGTGAGGAGCTGGCTCATACAAGAGCGGCGACCATGATGCAGACCATACAGAACAGCAAGAATCAGAATAAGCAACAACCCAAAAAGGGAGAGTAATTGAACGACAAACTAATGAATCACTTGGTCACTGAGTACGACAAGCTTAGAAACGATCAAATCACCTTCCTCGCTGGAGGAGGAGCAAAAACGTTTGACGAGTACCGTCACGTCTGTGGAGTTATCCGGGGTCTAACTCATGCAGAATCCATTGTCAAAGACCTTGTGCAACGAATGGAGTTAGCCGATGAGTGAGTTTGATATAAGCGCTGTAGATCTTTCTGGCATCCTCAACACGAGTGCAGAACAGAAAGCGAAACAGATTCCTGACCCACAGGGGTTTATGCTACTAACAGTAGTCCCTGAAGCGATGGAAGAGTACGCAGAAAGCGAGAGTGGAATCATCAAATCAAGCGGAGAAATCTGGCGTGAAGAGATGCTGACACCTGTACTTTTTGTAATCAAGATGGGCCCTGAAGCCTATAAAGATGAGAAGAGATTTCCAAGCGGTCCACGCTGCAAGATTGGAGATTTTGTCATCGTTCGACCCAACACAGGCACCCGTTTAAAAATTCATGGGCGTGAGTTCAGAATTATTTATGACGAGCATGTAGAGGCTGTTGTTGAAGATCCGCGCGGAATCACCCGTGCAGCATAAGGAGTAAATATGTCTGATTTTAAATTTCCTGATGAGATAGAAAAAGATACGTCTGAAGAAAAGGCAGAGCCAAAGTTAGAGATAGAAATCGAAGACGATACGCCTGTCGAAGACCGTGGGCGCAAGCCTATGGCGGCTCCAGTCGAGGAAGTAACTGACGAAGAGTTGGACTCCTACGACGAGAAGGTACAGAAACGCATCAAGCGTTTTACCAAGGGCTATCACGATGAGCGTCGTGCGAAAGAAGAAGCTTTGCGGGAACGTGAGGCAGCTGAACAGTTTGCGCGGCAGGTATTTGAGGAGAATAAACGCTTGCAGCAACAGCTTGCGAACGGCTCCAAGATCATGGTTGAGCAGTCTAAAACCTCGGCGCAAGTTGAGTTGGAGGCAGCTAAAGCCAAATACAAGAAAGCATTTGAGGCGGCTGATCCTGACGCGTTAGCGGAAGCCCAAGAGGAGATTGCGAAAGCAACAGTCCGATTGGATAGAGCTTGGACCATGCGTCCGATTGAGGTTGAGGACAAACCTTTGCCACAAACGCAACAGGTTCAGAAGCCTAAGATTCCTGAAAGAACACAGCGCTGGGTCGAGGAGAACAGCGATTGGTTCCAGAAGGAAGGTTATGAAGATATGACAAATATGGCGATGGGGCTTGACAAGAAGTTGGCGCGGGAGTATGGTGCTAACTACTTGGGTACTGAAGAGTACTTTAGAACCATCGATAAAACGATGCGCAAAAGATTTCCTGAATTTTTTCAGAGCGATGAGGACAACGAGCCACCTCTTAAAAGAAGGGCTGAACCGGACGAGGACGAGACTCCACGCCGTGCAACAACTAGACCTGCTAATGTCGTAGCACCCGCTACGCGTAGCACACCGCCTGGTCGTATCAAGTTGAAGACATCACAAGCGAACATTGCGAAACGTCTTGGGGTGCCTTTGGAGTTGTACGCTAAACAGGTTGCTTTACTTAGGAATGGAGAATAAAAATGGCTGAAACACAAGGTAGATTAAGTCGCGAGATGGAAACTCGTAAGGTATCAATGAGACCCGAGGCGTGGAAACCGCCCGAGACTTTACCAATGCCTGATGAACGTCCCGGTTGGAAACACCGTTACATTCGTATCAGCTATGGCGGGCAGTCAGATGCCAGCAATATTTCTTCCAAACTTCGTGAAGGGTATGAGTTCTGCAAAGCAGACGAGTATCCCGAGTTGATGATGCACGCCCCAACTGAAGGTCGCTTTAAAGGCAACATTGAGATTGGTGGCTTGGTGTTATGCCGTATTCCTACTGAGTTTCTTGATCAGCGTGCGAAATATTACGCCAATCAAAACCAAGCCCAGATGGACTCCGTGGATAACACTTTCATGAAGGACGCTGATCCTCGTATGCCTTTGTTCAAACAAAGGGAGAGTAGGGTTACGTTCGGTTCTGGTTCTTAAATTTTAAGGAATTAACATGGCATATCCTATCGTTTCGGCCCCTTACGGCCTGAAGCCTGTTAACCTGATTGGTGGTAGAGTATTTGCGGGTTCTACTCGCATGTTCCCTATCCTAAACGGTTACGGCACTTCAATCTTCAACGGTGACGTTGTTGACATCGGTACAGGCAATAACATTGGCTGTATCACTCCCACACAACTTGCATACAACACCACATCAGCTCAAGCTGGTACCATTGGTATTTTTGTTGGTTGTGAATACTCTTCAACTGGCGGCCCAATCTATGGTAAGAATCGTTACCAATATTGGCAAGCTAGCACAGCAGCTACCGACGCTATCGGTTATGTTGTAGATGATCCCCAAGCTGTGTTCCGCACTGCTGTCGTTCAAGGCGGCTCTGCACAAAGCTCTACGATCCTCTATGCTAACCCAGCATACGTTGGTGCTAACGTGTTTTACACAGGCCCTGGTGGTTCTACCACTACTGGTGACTCTGCTGGTGGCGTGGCTCTTGCAGCTTCCGCTATCTCTCAGTCATCTGGATCTGCCACTACTCCTTTGACTTCCGGTGCTCCTTTCCGTATCGTGGGTGTTGTCCCTGATACAGCTGTGAGCGTGGTTCAAAATGCTACGAGTTCTTCAACGACAATCACATTGTCTGCGTCTAACTCTGCAATTTGGCCCGGAATGGCAGTTTCTGGTCCTGGCATTACAGCTGGTAGCAATACCTATGTAACCGCAGTAAACGGAACAGCAGTAACGATTAACCGTGCAGTTGCATCGGCTCAATCTACAGCTACAGCGTTTACATTCACTGGCTATCCCGAAGTGTTGGTAACTTGGAACTTTGGTTTCCATAGCTACTTCAACGCTACTGGCGTTTAATTAAGGAGCTAACAAATGGCTATTTCACGCGCACAACTATTGAAAGAGCTGCTCCCAGGCTTGAACGCTTTGTTCGGTTTAGAGTATGCACGTTATGGCGAAGAGCACAAAGAGATCTACGAAACAGAGACCTCTGAGCGTTCATTCGAGGAAGAAACAAAACTGTCTGGCTTCTCAGCAGCACCAGTCAAAAACGAGGGTACAGCCATCGCTTATGACAATGCTCAAGAGGCATGGACAACTCGCTATAACCACGAAACCATTGCTTTGGGTTTCTCAATCACTGAAGAGGCGATTGAAGATAACTTGTACGACAGCTTGTCTGGTCGTTACACCAAAGGCTTGGCTCGTGCGATGGCCTATACCAAGCAAGTTAAGGCTGCTGCCGTATTGAACAACGGCTTCAACTCTAGCTATGTTGGCGGCGATGGCGTGTCTTTGTTTAACTACTCTCACCCCTTGGTGAATGGTGGAACCAACTCCAACACTCCTTCTACCCAAGTTGATTTGAACGAGACTTCTATTGAAGCCGCCGTTATTCAAATCGCTGCTTGGACAGACGAGCGTGGACTCTTGATCGCTGCAAAGCCCAAGAAGTTGATTATTCCTCCACAATTGATGTTCGTTGCAAAACGTTTGTTGGATACCGAACTCCGCGTCGCTACCGCAAACAACGATATCAACGCTATCAAGCAAATGGGCGCAATCCCAGAGGGCTACACTGTCAACCACTTCTTGACAGACCCCAATGCTTGGTTCTTGACCACTGACGTACCAAACGGATTGAAGCACTTTGTGCGTACTCCCTTGGCTCAGTCAATGGATGGAGACTTTGACACTGGAAACGTTCGCTATAAAGCTAGAGAGCGTTATTCCTTCGGATGGTCTGATCCCCTCGGAATCTGGGGTTCTTCAGGTTCATTCTGATAAATCGGGGCCCTTCGGGGCCCCTTTTTTATTTGTTGACAAACTAAAAAATTAGTGTATATTAAAAACATCTAGGACTTTATGCATACCGCCAGCCCGCCTAGGGGTCATGTGCAATCAATTGGTATGCTACTTATTGCAAAGGAATTATCATGGCTCGTTCCACGTTCTCCGGCCCGATTCTATCTGGCTCAAATAGATTTGGCCCTATCCGCGACGTAGGTTATACCGACCTCGCTCAAAACATTGACATGAATTTCGCCAACACTGGCGGAAATGGTACTGCTGGTTATGCCGGTGGTTCTGGTCAGTTTGTCAATGGAAATTTGATCCCCAATACAAACGCTGTTGTTTATACGAACTCTAGCACTGTATTTCCTCCCACAGCCGCAACTATTACTGCTGATGCCGCTACTACTGTGTATCGTGGCGCAGTATTTTATTTGCCTACAGGCTCACAGATCAATGACTTCTTGGTTGATATCGGTACAGGTATCACAGGTGGTTCTACAATCACTGCTGGCGTAGTAAACATTGGTAACCAATTCAACGGTACTCAGTACGGTTCAGTAACTTTGACTGCTACAACAAACGTGTTGGTAGCTGGTCGTTACTCTACAACTTTCACTGGTACACAGTTGACCAATATCCAATCAACTACTGCTGACTTTACCAACCCCACAGGTACAATTGAGCCAGCTACATTCTCACAAGTTGTGATGACTTTGGTGATTACAGGTACAGGTACTCCTGCTCCTACGGCTGGTACTTTGTATTTGACTGTGCGCTATACACAGCCTGATGGAAACATTGGTACAACTACAACTTACCCCTACGGTAACTTTGATTAATTAGTCTCAACTAAAGGAGATTAGTTATGACAATGCAAACCGATATCCTAGCGAGTTTGCCCCTCACAACGAGTGGGCAAGTTCAGGATCAATTGGCTAACAACCTTGGCAGAACCAGAATTAGGGCTGTGTACATCATCCCTAGCGGTACTGCCGGTACTGTTACCTTCTACGACAACGGTTCTTCCGGTACTAAGCGTATGACTTTGAATACGGTGGCGTCTGCAACACAGCCCACCTATTTGTGGTTCCCAGCCGAAGGATTGTTGTTCAACACCAATGTGTATGCTACGTTGTCGAACGTTGGTTCGGTGACTGTTTTATATTCATAAGATCATGGCTAAGTCACCCGCATGGCAGCGCAAGGAAGGGAAGAATCCGAACGGCGGCTTAAACGCCAAAGGTCGGGCATCCGCAAAGAAGGAGGGGATGAATTTAAAGCCTCCCCAACCCGAGGGCGGATCAAGGAAGAAATCTTTTTGCGCAAGAATGTCTGGAATGAAAGCCAAGTTGACATCAGAGAAGACGGCAAAAGATCCAAACAGCAGGATTAACAAATCTCTCAGAGCATGGAAGTGTTAAATGGACTCACATGACGCAAAAGTAATGGCTGATGGAGCTGCGGTA